GCAATGAAAATTTTGAGGTTATGATATACACAGGTTTGAAGGATTGTATTAGAAAAGAAATCTATGAGGGTGATATTGTTTCATACATCTTATCATTTGAAGAATTTATAGGAGAGGTAAAATTTGAAGAAGGTTTCTTTGTAATAGATAATGAAGTGCTAGGAGAATGCGTTGGGTTATTTCATGAAATTGCAGTGGTTAAAGTTATTGGCAATATATATGAAAATCCTGAGATGTTAGAAAAGATAAGGAAACCTAAAGTGTTGGAGGTCTAAAAGTGAAACATGAGTGTAAGAAACTTTTCTTGGAATGTGATAAGGGAAGTTTTGAGATAAATGATACAAGAATTGGAGAAGTAATGTTCGAGAGTACAGAAATAGACAATCCGTTTGAGAGAGTAAAATATGAAGGTAAAGCTACTTTTGAAATAGTATCTGGATGGGAGTATCTACAAAGAGAAATGTTGTGGCTTAAGATATTGCATTTATCAGCAGTTGTAGCAAAAATAATGCAATATAAAATGTTAGGTATTTTAATAAGGGAGATGTAATAAAATGGCTAAAATTTGGATGGATGCAGGAACGTTTTTAGAAAAAACTATTGATATAGAAGATATGTTTGAACTTAATTTAAGAGCAATAAGAAAGAGAAATGAAAAAATAAAAAATGAAATTGAGAAACAAATAAAATATGAAGATTCAGAAATAA